AGGCCGGAACGGGTCTGGCATCATGGCAGGCTGCATCAAGGTTTTGAATTGTTCCCAGCCGCCCAAATCCGGCAAGCCATCACCAATGGCAGGCGTTGAAGCCTTGCCCACATGCGCCACCGGCCCGGTCATGCGGCCATGCCGCCTTCAATCATGCGAAGCCCGCCCGCTGCAATGTTGGGCGCGGCCTTCACCATGGCTTCAGCTTCGACTGCCTGCTGTTGTTGCGCGGCCAAGGCTTTGCGAATTTCGGCGCGTTGCTCACTGTCCGGCACCATGTTCTTGGGGATCATCATGGCATCGGCAATCGCATCACCGGCCTTGTCGAGGTCAAGGTGTTCCGGCAGGTGAACTGGACCAACAAGCGCATTCATCATTTCGGCATAGCGGGCAATGCCGCCCACCTTGTCAGCATCAACCGCCGCTGCCATGGGCGAACGCACACCCACAGACACCAACAATTGGTTGAAATCCATCACGCCGGAGAGATAGCCAAAGCTGGCCAGAATTTCAGCACAGCGCGGCACAATGTCAGGGTAAACCTCACGCCACAGCCGCATGAAGCCGCCCATGTGAACGCCTTTGTTTTGTTCCATGCGGGCTGCAATTTCAGACGCCGATTTAGGCGTGCCTGTTTCATTCGGCAGCCGCGTGTCCATCATCGCATCACGGATTTGCTGGGCATTGCCTTCCATCAGCATGCTGGCAATGTCCAATCGGCCGGCAGCCGGGTCGAGCCTGGTAATATCAGGCCCCAAAATGCCACCGGTGGATTGCATGGCCCACATGGCACCCGGTTCCATCGAAGCGGTATCAGGGTTGAAGGTCGAACTGCGATAGCCCCAAATCCCCAGCATTTGAATGGCAGCAGCTTTCAACACCAATTCTTGCGCCTTGTTCTGCACCTTGATCGACGGCAGCGCCATCAGAATAGGGCCGCGCCCACGCATTTCACCGGCCACCCGGTAGTAACGTGGCGTTGCCACCGGCTTGGTGCGATAGCGTTCAAAGGCAATGAACTCAAGGCACTGCTGATCCATGTAAGCGCCAAAGGCCCATGTGCCATCAGGCTGCTTCCAGAAATCCTGATACAGCGTCACCTCGGATGACATTGAATTCTTGCAGCTGTCACGAAACTCTTGTGAGAAATTGCCTTTTGGAAACGCTTCCAGCAAGCCATCCTTGGGCACCATGCGCTTCCAGCTCACCAGCGTGGTTTCACCATAGGCATCACCACCAAGCGCCACCTCATGGGCAGCAGGTGCATGAAACACAATCGGCCTGTCAGCCGTGCCCCGCATGGGGATCAGCACACCCGTGCCAAAGCCCAGGTCAATGCACATTTCATGGGTGGCTGTGTCAAGGTTGCCCGCTTCCATGAAGGGGTACATGAATTCGCCAGTGCGCTCCAATTCACGGTCGAGCTTTTCCAACTCGCGCATGCCGTCAACACCACGCCGGGATTTTTCCACCCGCACAAGCCCGCCAGCACGAAGCGCCGGCGGCTGCGAAAACAGCAGCCGTTGCAGCGTGCCCGCCAAGTGCATGGCACTGTTGGGGCCGGTCATATCAAAAATATTGTCGGCAATCTGCTTTGACGCCGCCATGCCACCGCTCTTGCGGTAGGGGATCACATAGTCATGTGCATCCTGGTAAAGATGATCCCAGCCGGAATGCAGTTGCCAAGCCCGATCAGACTTGGTTTTGCGCAAGGCTACAGCCGATTGATCGCTCATCAGGCCACCGTGGAAGGCAAGTTACTGGCCTTGGCATCAGCCAGTAAGCGCCGCCCTTTGGCATTGCGGCGCACCAATCCAGTGCGAGCCGTTTCTTCCGCTGCCGTTGAAAGCTGGCGCGCATTGGCAACACCCTGTTGCTGGCGGCTTAAAGCCTGCGCCGCTTCAGCCGCTTTTGACGCCTTTTTCGACGCGGAACCCGTCAACATTCCAACTACACCACCCATGGGCTACCTCCGAAAAATCCAGATTTCAGGGTCTGCCATCCGGGACGGCGCAAACCCCACCAGCCTTGCCATCCTTTGCGCGCGAGGGTCACTCACGCGAATTCTGGCAAAAACCATGACGCCACTCTGCACCACCCGCCCAATCGTCAATTGCGCCATGCGCACCATGGCCACCATGTTGCTTTGGGCCGGTGGCGCCACGATCAGGGCAAACTCAGCCCGCCGCGCCCGGTGCTTCCAAAACATGCCAAGCGCCAGCCGCACCCCGGCATCCCCCTCCACCACAAAGGCTTCGGCATGCCGCACTTGGTACACCAGCACTTTCCGCAAAAACGCCCGCGACCCCGCAAATTCCAGGGCATCAAAAAACGTGGCGGGCCGCAGACTGATCATTTCCAGAGGTTGATGTTGCTTTTCACCACTGTGTGGCCCCGCAGCGGCGTCACATTGGCCCCACGTCCCATGTTGGCAGCCTCAGAAATCACGCCCATGCGGCCCCGGTGGCCCAAGCAGAGATATTGCAGCGCATCATGGATATGCGAATATTCATTCTTGGCCACGGCCAGCTTGTCGGTTTGCCCGGCACTGGCCTGCTTTGTCAGTTTGTAATGCGCCGCAAAACCACCGCGCAACCGCTTGCACCGCGCACTCAACAGCAGCCGCGGCGTGTTGCCGTCGATCGGCCGCGACAGGTAATGCCGCACCGCATCTTGCCGCAAGCCCGGTTCGTTAGATTGCGTCGGTTGAATAGGCACCTGCAAGGCACGGGCCACAATATCGACCCAGCTCATCTCACCGGCAATCTTGTCGGCACCATACCAGCTCGAAGGATCAGCATAAGCCTCATTGATCGCCATGCGCGGAAAGCGCGCCATCAAAACCTCAAACACCTGCTCGGAAAAGCGCGAGGGACCAGTGCCAGGGTCTGCGCAAATCTCATCCAGCAGCCGCAACTGGCCATTGGGCATGAATTGGCCAATCACACAGGCCGGTGAACCGCCCGCATCCATGCCCAGGGCCAGCGGCAGTTGTTGCACCGGCTGCAACACTTCGTCCGATACATGCACATCATTGTTGAATTCGTTTTCATAAACCGGCTTGCCATCCTTGGCATAGCCAATCTCGCCATAGACATAGCGCCGCGCCTTGTCAGGCGTCATGGCACTCAGATCCTGCTCATAGGCCGAACGCGGCTTTCCCACGCGGTTTTCAGCCTTCGACGAAAGCCCCGAAGGCTGCCGGAACAGCTTATACATCGGGTGTTTTTCCGGCTCCTCCACCAGGTTGCGCGCCACCCAGTTGTCAGGGTCTGGCGGGTTGCAGTCCCCCCACAGCACACGCGGCAACAGCACTTCGTCGTCGTCAATCTTCAAGCCCGCTGTCTGCATCACCTTGCGGTAAGGCCCCATCACCCGGTCCATTTCGGAAGGGGCAATCATGTCCACAGGCGGATAGCGCCCCGTGCGCGAGAACATCAGGCCTGGAATAGCCTCGTCGTGCAGGTCGATTTCGTTCAACCACACCATGCTGGTCTGAAAACCCTTGGCAAATTGCTCCGGGTTGGTTTCGCCAATCGCCGCAAAATAGGCCGTGAACTCCACGGGGATCAATTCGCGCACCCCCTCGCGCTTGGCATGCCAGCGCAGCTTGTGGGTGGTGGGCCGGTCGACACCGCCCGTATATTCCACCGTCCACGGGTGGTTTTTCGGGAAAAGATAACGCGGGTTATGCCAGCTTTCCAAGGCCGTTCGCGCCATGTCGCGGTATACATCACGCAGCACCGTCACATGAACCCTGATGACCCCATCTTTGCAGACTGGATACCAGCTTGTGGTCAGATGCGGCCCCTTATAGGCGCTGCCATCGGTCTTGCCGGACCCACCGGGCCCCATGATGATGCTGATCGGGTGGGTGCTTTCAATGTAAGCCGCCCCGATTGGACCGGGCGGCTCATACTGCTGCATGGTATATTTTTTCTGCGTTTGACCCAAACCCGGCACCCCTTGTGGGCAGCGCACCCCAAACCCGCGCCCGCCCTGAACCCTGAAACTAATCGGCGGGCAGCGGCGTCAAGTCAGGGGCAAGCCTCAAAAGGCAGGTGAGTGTGCCAACGCACCCCCATACGGGGGTGGGTGGCTTCGCGTTTTAGAAATTGGAGAGCGCGTTTATAGCCGCATCGACCTGCCCCTGCCTGCTCCTGGTGGTGGAGGGGCGAAGGGGCTATGAGTGGCTGATCATGCTGCACTGTGCCCACTGCAGGCGGACGGTTTTCAATCGTCTGGCTGGCTCAATGAATTCAATCACTTAAACCCCGTGAGACTTATTCCTGTGAGACTGCATTTGGCGTGATGTTGATTTCATTGGATAATTCGTCAATCTCTCCGGTCAAGCTCCAAGCCTTCACTGGCCCTTCTCCGGGTGCCACCAAGCGCCCCGCCATCATCACATGCGCAACCTTTGCCGATATGTCATGTTTGATTTCGTGTTTTTTGGCGAATTTGTAGGGCATAAGCTCGCCTGCTGCCTTGGCCTGCATGCCGATAATATCCATGATCAAGCCCATGGGGGGTGCCCAAACAGGGCCATATGTCGCTGATTGCGCAATGGCTCTGGCCAGCTCTACAGGGTCGGCGCTGATGATTTCCATCAATCGCACCTCTGGGGCCTTGAAGCCACGCGCTTCAAGATAATCAAACATTTCATCATTGCGCCTGTTGGCTGAACCTTCCGGCCTTCCCCGTGCCCTACGCTTCGCATTCAATGTTTCCGCCACCCTGCCGAGCACGTCAAGGTCATCGGGCTGATCATCGACAAGCCCAGGCAGCATCGGGGCGGGTGCCACCTCGCCCAAAACCTGCCGGATCGCCGCATCTGCAGAATTTTCCGCCTCCGCGCGCAAGCCCAACTGCCCCTTTTCGGTGCTATCCATGGGCTGCAACACTCTGAAACGAATTGTTTATTCCGCTGGCAACAGGGCGCAAAGCCGTCAAGCGGCGGTCACCAAGGCGGCGCAATTGGCTGGGCTGGTTACTTTTTGGTGACCGAATTCCGCAAGCAATTTCATATAGATACATACTGGGTAACCACGTAACCAAGTAACCAACCTTCCTATACGCATGCGCGCGCGCGCGTAAAAAAAACGCTTTAGGTGGTGACTTGGTGACCTTTAACATAAGTGCTTGTTTTCCCTTGGCAATCATCGGTAACCACGTGGTCACCATTGGTAACCAGCGGTTACCCTACCCCGTGCCCTGAGGTGATCTGCAAATTCCCATGGCGCTAGGCCTGTCAAATGCTCGCCTGCGCTAGCAGGCGTCTGCGGCCTTCCTTCAACCCCAAAGGGCCGGGGTTGGGCGTCAAGTGGTGTGGGATGAATGGGCGGGGGAAACGGGGTCGGTAGTAACGACGCCCTTTGGCAAGTTGAGCTCAAGGGTACACACATTGTGAGTACCCTTGTCGTGCTGGGGTCGCTATTAGATACCTCAGCTATTGGTCAACACGCACATAACAGGGTGAAAAGCTGCTTTGGCCGCAGGCATCAGGTGCAGCAGCAGCGCTTCGCACATTCACGTCAAGTTCTACGCTTGGCGAAACCTCTTCAAGCCGCACCAAAAGCACGTCTTTGGAGTAGCCAGCCTGTTGGAATGAGGCCCCTTGTGACAACGTGGGCGCGGGCAATGGATGCGTCCACGACCATGCTGATAGCCCTGTAAATACGCCCATTGCGATGGCAGCAGCCAGCTTGATCTCGTTCATTGTGGTGTTCCCCTTGATTGTTGCAACCAAATCGTGCCATGAGTCTGGGGTGGCTGAAAACCACTAACTGCAACCGGCACCCGTCACGATAGTTTTGCGGAGGAATACGCAATATGGCGGGGGTGCGACGGATAAGGCGGGTAACCGCCCAAGAAGTCCGCCTGCGTTGCAGCAGGTTTTCAACCCCCGCCACCAGCGGTGTCTGAAAAGCAAAGCTGGTGGTGAACCGAAACCCTTAGCTGCAACAGGTGCATAATGAATGCCATCACTCCCTTTGTATTTGAAGACAATCTCGTGCGGTCCGTCATCCGCAACAGCGAACCTTGGTTCGTTGGCAAAGACGTTTGCCACGTTCTAGGCTTGAAAGATCACAAGCAGGCCCTTGAAAAGCTCGATGAAGATGAGAGGGGGCGGTACAATGTACCCACCCCTTCCGGCGACCAGATGGCCATTATCATCTCCGAACCCGGCGTCTTCCGCCTGATCTTCACCTCGCGGAAAGCCGAGGCTGAGCGTTTCAAACGCTGGCTGGCCCATGATGTGCTGCCCACCCTGCGCCGCACGGGTGCCTATGAGGCCAAACCATCACCCCACGTTCAAACCTTCGAGCCAGACGCCCTGCCCGTTCTCACCGTCAAGCTGGCCATGGTGCGTGAGGCGCGGCAGCTGTGGGGCCACGACAGGGCACGGGCCGTGTGGCAGGCCTTGGGATTGATGCCCATGCCGGAAAACCACATTGGTGGCCAGGACGAGGCGCTTGAATGCCTCAACACACTTCTGGATGGCCAGGTGCAGGGCCGCGAATTGCGCGACTGGCTGGCCGATGCACTGGAAGGTGATGACGAGGCCTTTGAGGTGGCCAAGCGGGCGGGCCTGTGGGCTGAGGCTGACAATGACGGCTTTGCCATCGCCAACCGCAGCCTCACCTTTGAGCGCATCCTCCAAGGCACCCGCTGGGCCAAGGCCAGCTGGCAACCCGTGTTGCGCAGGCTTCACGGCACCACCACCGTGGGCAACCGTCGCTATGAACCCAACCTGAAAAACGCCAACGGCGGCAATCCGCGCGGCGTCTTCATGCCCGCCAAATATCTCGACTTCACCGCCGATCGCTGAGAGCCATCACGACACGAAAAAGCCGCCCTGCTCATCACGGGGCGGCTTTGTGTTGGGTGGATGGTCTGCGTTTAGTTTTCACTTGGCTGTGGAATGGCAAATTTCAATTTTCCCATCCACGTCCATGATGAAATTTGAGGCGTTCCACTGGCACAATAGATTGCAACAACATTGCCGTATTCGCCTGATGTTGAGATTTGCATTTTTGCCGTTTCCACAGACTTAAAGCAGTCCTCTTTCGACGGCATTTCCGCACCATCAAATTGTGGAGGAGTGCCATTGGCAATAGTCATGACGACCAGGAACCACTTCATCACGCCGCCTCACTCGTCGCCATGCCCAAGGCCGCCAGATAGACGTCGATCATGCTTTCCTGTTCTTGCCGTTTGTTGGCGTCCTGTTTGCGCAGGGCGATGACGTGGCGCAACACCTTCACGTCAAAGCCATTGCCCTTGGCTTCGGCATAGACTTCGGCAATGTCGGTGCTGATGGTTTTCTTTTCTTCTTCCAGCCGCTCAATGCGCTCGACAATCGTGCGCAGCTGGCCATGGGCAAAGCTGGTCTTAACGGGGGTTTGGGTCATGGGGTGGTTCTCCTGTTAACATTAAGGCAAAGTGTGAACTGCCACTTTTGAGGCGGGCCATAAACTTCAAATCCATTTGCTTTTGTTGAACTGCAACACCAACAACAGCGGCTTGTCGCGCCATCATACGCCGCTCGATTTTGTTCCATTCATCAATGCTAATTTCCATGCTCACTGCTCCTCTGCATATTTCTGGAACGCCGCCCAATCGACAAGCAAACACCGTTGCGGGCTGCCGTTGATCTTGATCATGCCGTGCTTGCGGTCGGCAATCACCACGCCAGAACGCACCCCTTGCTTGAGGGCGATGTTCCAGCCGCCGCCTTCCCAGTCACTGCCCTGAAACAGCCGCGCCAGTTGCGGGCCGTTGGAAGGTACGGCCAGAAACGGACCATCACCAGGCTGGCCCAGCGAACCTTTCAGCTTGACGGAAAGGTTGACCATTTCCAGCTTCTTGCGCGCGCCCTCAGCGTCCAGCTTGTCGGCACTCAAAATGGCCGCCAAATCTTCCATCACACTTCCAACGCTTGGCTTTTCCCCCGTGCGCCAAGCGTCAATGGTGGAGGCCACCAAGCGGTTCAAACATTTGTGCCAGTTGTCCAGCTGCTCCGAACGATCCGCCGCCGTGGCCTCAGTGATGACGCCGCGCAACTTGTCATGCTCAAACACCGGCAAGCCCACCTCATTCATGGCCACCTCCCCCACCACCAGCTCACAGGCCGCCAGCAAGGTGCCATAGGTGTTAATGTCACGCGCCCGCAAACCATCTTCGGCCAGAATGTCCCACCATTTTTGCTGCAAGCGGCCACTAAACTCCTGCCAGCCGTCCATCACTTGGCGCAGGATCATCCGGCCATCGGTGTCATTTTTGACCATGATTTTTTTGCCATTGCCCGCATTCATGCGGCTCAAATTCAACAGCGCCATGCGCGACCGATCCGCCGCCGTCATCTGGGGCGGGTTGATGGCCGAGAAGAAAAACGACGAGCGCAGGGTGAAGCTCACGCCTTCATGGTCTGCCCCGCCGCGCGCCATGTCGCCGCCCGAATAAGCAATGCGGGCCAGGTCAATGATGCTTTGGTGTTGTGTCCGCCCCGGCTGGTTTTCGAGTTCATCCACCATCACCGGCATGGCGTCATGCTTCAGCTTTTGGTAAATGCCCGCCGCCGTGGTGTTGGCAAAGCTCAGCACCATGTTGTTGAGCACATTCTTCATCAGCTCATGCAACGTGGTCTTGCCCACACCGGCACCACCCACGGTGAACACCACGGGCCGCTGATCAAGCGCACCTGATTGATAGCAGGTCACCAGAAAGCCCAGCATCAGCAGCGGGTCCAAATAGGGCCGCTCCCAATTCCATGTGCACAGGTCTTTGAGAATGCGTTGCGCCGGGCTTTCCTCTTGCGTGACAGGTTCTTCCCACGGGGCAACGGTGAAGGGTTGCCGGGTGTAGAGATAGCCTTCCACCTCTTGCGGCAGCAGGCGTTCCAATTTGCGGTTGGTGCTGCGATAGAGAAACTTGCCCGAATGCCAGATAAAGTCACCGCTGTCCGTCTGCCAGCCACCACGCCCCCGGTGATGCTTGAACGGGTCGAACAACGGCTTTTTGGCGGCTTCATTGCCCAGGCAGGTGAACAGGCGTTGATGCTCGACGCGCTTCACCATGGCGGTTTCGGTCACTTCGCCAGTTTCCGCGTCTGATTTTTTCACCGGGCCAAAGGCGGGCCATGCCCAGAAAGCATAGTTGATAAAGGGTGAGAACAGCTTCACCACCGTGGCCTGGTTCCAGTCCTTGGAGGTGATACAGCGCAAATCTCCCAGTGCCGAGCGGCACCAGATATTGCCCTCACCGTCATTGCCAACCACATGCACCGGGCAATCGGGTGGCATGGCATCATGGGGTGCACCCTGCCACTGGCCGGGCTTTATGCCATTGCGGGCCAAGTTCGGGTCAGGGTCTGCCACCGTCGCCTGAGACAAGTCATCATGCAGCCCCCGCGCGTCCTTCCACAGGGCACGGATTGCGCGAGAGCCAGTTTGTGTTGCTGCTTTGGCCAATTGCGTTTATCGGGCCTTGCCAAGGTCAGACAGCGCATCAAAAGGCCCTTCCTCGATTTCAAACGGCGTGTCGGTCAGATCCAGCTTTTGTGGTGGCCGCGCCAAATAGCGGGCTTGTTCATCGGCGGTGATTTTAGCCTGCACGTCCTGGCCTTCAATGGCATGCCAGCCCACAACATAGGCGCGGAACAGTGTCAGCGCCAAATGCACCCGGCGTTGGTCTGCATTGGGCAGCACCACCGCGCGCGTGCGCATCTTGACTTCAATCAGCGCCGCCTCCACCGGTGCATCGGGGTTGGCCAGCATGAAATTGGCCATGCGGAAGGGAATATCACCCCAGTCCGTCAAGAAATCTGCACCCGTGTGCATGAAGGCCATGGTCAGGCAGAAATTCCATTCTTCTTCGTAGATCGGAAAGCCTTCATGCTCCGCCAGCTGGGCAGCGTCTTCAGGTGTTGGCGCTTCGGGCGGCGCGCCCGGCCGGGTGCCATCATCCGGCAGGGGCGCTTCGGGCGGCACTTCCGGCCTGGTGCCATCATCCTGCATCGGCGCTTCGGCCTTGTCCTGTAGCTTCTCGGCCACCGCTTCAGCCATTCCCGGTGCAGCATTCACAGTCACCTGTGTGTGTTTATTCTTTCCCATCGTCTCAGTCCTTTCCAGTCATCAAGTCGTTGAAGTCGTCGCCCACATGGCTGTTGATCACCACCAAGGGTTTGTTGTGGTCCTCAAGGGCGATCAGGGCCGCATCCAGTTGCTTTTGCGCCTGGGCATTGCCATGATTGTTATCGCGCGCCACCGTCACATCAGACACGCAAGAAAGTTGAATGGGCGCATGCCCCATGCCGGACAGTGAACCTGCCGCCCACACGCGCGCTTCCGGCACGGCAGCAGCCAATGACAAGGCGGTTTCAATGCCCTCACACAAAATCAAAGGGTGAGGTTCCGTGCAGCGCCAGAAGTCGAGCGCTGACGGGCCGTGACTGACTTCAATCACGCTGCCCATGGCTTCGCCAAACATCAGCTTGGGCGGGTCCACCGGGGCCTTTTGCGGCAACACCGGATCAAGGAAGGTGACGTGGCAACAGGTCAGTGCGCCAGAGAGCGACCGCATGGCCGAATGCACAGCCGGAAACAGCGGGCCGGAAGCCGTTTTGCGATTGCCGCCATTGTTGCGGGTGTAAACCGCACCCTTCCACCACTCGGTTTCGGCCGAGAAGCGGAAGCTGCGTAAAGACAGGTTTTCAATGGCTTCAAGCGCGCACCCCCGCGCCTTGAAATAAGCCCGTGCATGGGCTTCAGGGCCTGAACCGCCATTGAGCGCAAAGGTGCCAGCCTCAAACAACTCCAAGGCCCGCGCCAGTTTGCGCGCCCGCCGTGCCGCCTCGTCTTTTTCGGCATGGGCCTTGCGCTGCTCAATTTCCTTTTTGAAGTCGAGGCGCTGCTGGTAACTCATTTCCTGCAAGCCCAGAAAGTCACGCGCCCACACCAAGGCCGCTTTGAAGTCGCAGCCTTGGGTAAATTCGACAAGCTTCAGCACATCGCCCTTGTCGCCGGAGCGCCAGTCTTTCCACGCGCCCTTGTTGCCGGTCAGCGCCACTTTGAGCGCCGGTGATTTGCGCGCCTCATCGAAGTGTGGATTATTGGCCACCCACTCATTGCCCTCACGCCGCCCACGCGGCAGGCAGCGTTGCGCCACCTCCACAATGCGGGCTTTCAGGCCCTCTTTGATTTCATCCAATTCCCGCATTTTGCTGTTTGCATAAGTGCGGGCAGCCGCTTCGTCTCTTTCATTGCGCATTCACTCGCCCCCCAGCAGATGGCGTTCCAGCCGCGTGATGATGGCATCAAAGTCTGGCTCATCGCGCTTCAGCTCAATTTCCGGCATCGAGGCCGACACGGCAGCCTTGGTCACCCCTTCGGCACGGCCCACATCAGCCATGGAAAACCCCAGCGTCACATTCATCAAATAGCGCGCAATCCAGCGGGCAAAGGCGGCATTGCGCCAGTCACTGTTGCCGGAATGACGTTTTGACGGTTCACTGTTCTGGGCAAACACCGGGTCGACACCAATTTCCAGCGCTGCCAGCACCAGCAAGGAGCGGAACAAGGCATTATGCGCCTGGTCACCGTCCATTTGCCGCGCCTTGATCCGCGAGAGCGCCAGCCGCAGCTGCCCCACTGAACGCGCCGTCACCTGCCGGGCCCCCGACTTCATTTCAAACAGCTGAACATGGTGCATGCCCGCCACGCGGGCCAGCTTCGACACGGTAAACCCTTCCGGCAATTTCAGGATCAGTGCTTCAATAATTGAATTGCTCATCGTGCCCGCGCAAAACTGGTGAGAAAACATGACAACGCACACACGACAAACCGGAGAGGGAGACTTTATTTCTGGAAGTATTTTTCGTTGGCCGGTGCTGGTGCCGACTTGGCCCCACCCAACACCGCCAGACAGTCAGACAGCTGGTGGATCAGCCGGGCCGTGCCCACAAGATCAAGGCTCTTTTCCACTTGGCCCCCATCGGGCAGCTGCATCTTGATCACCGCCACAGAATTGTCCGCCGACAGATGCGCAAAGGCCACCTTGCTTTGCAGGGCGTCCGTCATGGCGAAGCTTTCGGCAGGCACAGCCCCGCCAGTTTCAAGAACATGATTTCGCGGAAGGCGATGCGCCCTTCACGGGTGGAAGCACCCCACAGCCTGTTCAAGGCCAGCACCTTGTCTTCACGCGCCAGACTTTTACTGGCCACAATGCGTTCAACTTCCGCATCCAGCAGATGCACCTCATGGGCAATGGTCGCGGCGTCTTTCATAACGCGCCTTCTTGTCGCAAAGTTTGCCGTCTCTCCGTGCTGTCACGCCCTAGGTGTCGTGCTATTGCTCGGGAGCCCGCTAAACCGTCGACGGTGCAGATTTGACCCTCACACTGAGAACAGGACGTGTTCTCGCTGCCTCTGAAATATTTCATGCCACTCTCCCCAAATGTTCACGCAACCGCGTTTCTTCCGCCACGATCACAGCACTCACAGCTTCAATGGTTTTCTGTTCAAAATTGCCCTCGCGCCGCAGGCCACGGCTGATGGTGCCGTGGGAAATGCCAGCGCGCTTGGCCACTTCATGCTGCGACAGGCCCAGCGCCTTCATGCGCTGCAACCATTCCGCAGGGTGAATAAACTTGATCGGGTTGTCATTCTCGTGCATATAAACACGGTTAGTGTGATTTGGTGAGTAGCGTCAAGCGTGCATATAGAAATTGCCCACAGGCCCTTTGCGGCGCACAGGTTGGCGCGACCCCATCCGCAAGCGCCCACCATGCAAGAACCACCCACCCCACCGCTGAAAGCCGCCGCTGCCATTGACGCCAGAACTTTGGCTTTCCGTGAGTGGATTGCCGCAATCTTGGAACGCCAGGGCATTACCCGCACCGAATTGGCCAGGCGCGCCCACCTCTCCCACAGCCTGTTGAGCCGCGCCACGACCGACGACAGCCACCGCATCAACTTCCGCGCCGACACCATTGCCAAGCTCACGGAAGTGGGTGGCGTGGCCCCGCCTGCCATTCTCTCGCCCAACCAGCCCCAGCCGCTGCGCCACGGGCGGCAGGACGGCATGGCCGAACCCCGAAGCCGTGGCCTATGTCGGCCCCCAGGACGAGGCCTTATCCCCCAACCACAGCATCTGGACGGCCAAATCCAGCAGTTTGCAGGCCATGGGCCTGATGCCGGGCGACCGCTTTATTCTCGACCAGGGCGAACCCCCGCGCAACCGCGACATGATTGTGGTGCAGAAATATGACCACCAGACCGGCACAGCCGAAACCCTGCTCAGGCTCTATGTCGACGGCTTTGCCGTGACACCCATGCACCTCATCGACAACGACCCGCGCATCTGGCTCGACGGCAACAACGCCGCCTGCATGGGCGTCATCATCAAAAGCTGGCGCACCCGCAGTTGACATTTGTGAACGACACGCCACCACCCCGGCCACCGGCAAAACCCGCCCTTTGATTTGACAATAGTTGTAACAGCCCACAGCCACATGCGGCAGCGGCGATTTGACAATAGTTGTAACAGCCGCACACCACAGCCTTGAATGGCGATTTGACAATAGTTGTAACAGTGCTTCTCCACTGCCGTGCTTCACGTGAAACTATTTACACAGTCCGTGTTGACAAAGCCGTGCATATAAGCACATAGTCGCCCCAACTGATTTGCACCCCGCAAATCCCCATGGAGGATGATGTGACCCGCGAACAACGCCTGTTTTCCGCCGCCCAGATGTTTCTGGAATTGGCACCCAATGGCAAAGACATTGCAGACTATGAGAGCGGCACTTGTCGCGCAAAACCGGAATACCTGCGGTCGCTGCTTCATGCCGCCGAAGACCTGCGCGAGGCCCTTGCCGCCTATGAAGGCCAAGCCGTCACCATCAGGCCAGCCCATGAGGGCCGCTTGGGATGATCATATCTGTTGCCATCAATGCCAAGAAGCCAAGCCCCTGCAAAGCCGCCACGGCGGCGGAACTGGCAGCCCTTCCGGTGCGCATGCACTTTGAAACCAAGCGCGGCCATTTGGCCAGCCTCACCATGGCGGCATCACGCCACAAGATGAAGCGGTCAGAATTCATCCGCCATCTATTGAACACCCACCCCTTGATGCAGGAGCAGCCACCATGCTGATTGCAACCCTTGTGAATGTGGAAGGTGAACGCGCCGAAGTCACGGTGGAAAGCTGGCGCTCAAACGTTCCGCCCTATTCACTGCTGAAAGACAACCGCCAATTCATCATCGACCCGCGCGACTGGGTGGATGGTGCCATCTGCACCGCCACCTACAACGAACTCGGCCCCAACCGCGCCATCAACATCAGCGGCTTGCCACTCAAACCCCTCACACTCACGAAGACGGAAGAAGAGGAACAAGCAGCATGAGCAATTCAACCGGCAGCTACCGATCGACAACCGCCAACCATATGAAGGCATATGACAACTTGCCACCATCCATGCGGAAAGTGATGGCGAACTGCAATTTTGACTGGGCTACGCAACCATGGCTGACCTATTGGAAAAAGGGCCGGTACAAGACAGGCCCCGAAATGGCGGTAGCGCTCAAAAAACTTGACGCCGATACCACCAAAATGCAGTTGCGCAAAGTTTGGGGCGCAGATTACCCAGGCGCACTCCCCGTACACAGCAGACGAAGGGTGCGGCAATGACCACCAGCCAACTCACCTACACCAAGGCCGAATTGCAGGCGGCGCTGCACATCAAGTGTCGCGGCACCTTTGCCAAGCGGCTGGCCCTGCTGGAAGCGGAAGGCTTTCCCAAGCGCCTGCCCCAAACCAACGGCCACAAGGCCCTGTGGAGCAAGCCCGCCGTGGACCAATGGTTCATGGATTGGGGCACGACCCACACCACATCACCCACCGCAGACAGCATGAACGCCCTGCGCAACCACTACGAGGAACGCCATGTCAGGAATTGAAGCAAAGCCTATGTCAGTTCACACCTCAAACCCAAACAGAGACGATTATTGGACGTGCCCTGCTTGCTACCACGACCTTGGCGACGTTGGCACTGGACAGCATGAATGCCCGAAATGCAAGCGCACCATAGATTGCACAATCGAACGCGAACCTGCGTGTCATTCACGAATTCACACCGAAGAATAACCATGACCCCCATCGCCACCACACCCAAAAAAGTCCGGCTGTCTCCTCCCCAACCGCTGACTGTTCTACCCCGTGGTGGCCACACTTCCCCTGTTGCCGTTGATTGCGTATCTTCGCGGCAACAGGGGAAGGCCTTAGGCGCATTTTCCCCAAAAGGGGAAAAGCGTGACATGATCAAATCTGCTATTGTCAAACTACCGCTCGGCATCTGGCGCAATGGTCGCCCGCGCTTTGTGCCGGGGCCGAACCTGCGCAAAATGGGCTATCAGGGCCGCGACCTGCGCCACCCCAATGGTGAATGGTTCACCCTGCCCGAAGCCGAAGCCGAACTGCAGCGCATCCAGGCCGAAGCCCGCGCGCGCAAACACCAGAACGCCGCACCGGTCAAACCAGCACGCCCGGCAGCTGCCGTGGCAGGCCTCACCTTGGGCCAAGCCGTCGAAGCCTTTTTCAATCTGCCGGATATGAAGGGCAAGCCCGTGGTTGACGGCAAGATGGTGCGCAAAGCGCTCTCACCCGTCACCGTTGCAGGCTATGAGAAATATGCCCGCCTGGTCGAAGCCGCCTGTGAACGTTTGGATGATGATAATACGTGGCTGCTCCCCGTCGCGGCCATCGGCCCCAAGCGCATGCAATCCCTCATCAATGAAATCTGGCGGCACTCAGGCCCCATTCAGGCCCGGAAAGCGCGTGGCTTTCTCAGCAGCATGTGGGGCAAGGTGGCATCCAAGCAGCCCCATGTGTTGAAGGGCTTGTTCTTGGAGCTCGACAGCATGCCCACAGCAGCAGGCCGCATTCGCGCGTGCGAACCGCATGAGTTTTGGGCCATGGTGGAAGCCGCCGAAAGCTTAGGCCGCTATGACATGGCCGACATGTTCTTTTGGGCCGTGCTGCATGGCGACCGACAAACCGACCGCCTCAACCCCACAGTGCTGGAACGCACATCAACCCACATCACCCTCAGGCACTCCAAAACCGGCCAGATCACCAAGAAATTTATTGACCCCTGGCTACAAGCCCGCTTTGCCGCCAATGCCAAGCGCCGTGACGCCAACACCGTGCACTGGCCACAGATGATCATTGACGAACGCCTGAACCAACCATGGGCAGCAGACGCCAATGCCTACCAGAAAACCTTTGCAGCAATCCGCAAGGTTGCCGCACAACGCTGCCCCAGCTTGGCCACCACAGCCACCAGCAAAGGCCTGCGCGATCAAGACTGGCGCGACACCAACCAGACCTGGCTCGACAAAGCCAGCATAGACCCCCGCACCATGGCCCTGGTGGCAGGCCACAGCTTCGACAAAACCGAAATGCAAAAACGCCACTACGTCGCCAGCAACCAAGACAAAATCGACAAGGCAGTGATGGCGATTTCAGCGATCCTCACCGAGACAGCACCAAAGGTGGACACCGAGACAAGCAAGGCGAACCAGTGATGAGTGAAAAAACAATTGGTGTGAGTTCGGCAGCAACCAAAATTGAACTCACCAGCAGATACAAACCGAAGAAGCATATTTTTGCTTTCCCCATTGATTGCATAGCGATCTTCATTTCGTCACCCGACAACAAAACCCACGGCATGCACATCAAAAAAACAAATACATACCCCAAGGAATTTTACCCCTCTTGACAAATCGCGGGCACCGTATCAGCTTCCGCTCCGTCAGCCAAGCATGGCTGATACGGGTTGGAAGCCGGAATAATCAAGCATGGTGCCCGCACTGTGTTCCGCACAAGTGCGGTTTTTTATGGTCGGGTGTCATGGGAGGCTGAAAAGCCTGCCGGTTGCTTGTGCCGGTCTTCCAACCTGTGGCATCCGGCCACCCTTTGGAAGGGGTGGCTCCAACCGATGGAGACACAAGCAATGACCAAGACACAACGCACCCTGTTGAACCATATGGAATACCAGCTCATGCGCCTGCGCGGCTGCATCGACGCCATGGTGTTGATTGATGATGCAGTCGAAATGAAGAACCTGCAAATCTATCGCAACAGTGCATCGACACTGCACCTCATCATGGATGATGACTTGAAGTCAGCAACATCTACCCTTGACGCCATTTTTGCAGCAGGAAGGAAAGCATCATGACTGGCAAAGTCCCTTATCTCGTTTGGCGCGACGGTCGGCCACGCTGGGTGCCAAGTCCAATCATGCGAGCGCTTGGCGCAAAAGGCCAAGACCTCAGAAATGAGGACGGCACATGGTTCACACGTGAACAAGCGGAACTGGCTGCTGCGAAACTGAACATAGAAATGCAAAGCCAGCCACGGCCCCTCGCTACACCAGGCAAACCGCCGTCATGGCGAAAACTTAAGCACCCAAAAGTCACCGACAAGAACATGCGCACAGGACATGTTTACTTCATCATATTGGATGACAAAGTGAAGATCGGATTTTCACTCAACCCATGGACGCGCATCGCCGGAATTATGGTTGCGTTGCCCGTGCCGCCGATCATGTTGGCCTTTCCCGGCACGATGCGTGATGAGAAGATGCTGCATTGGCAGAACCGAGCCTTTCACCTTCAAGGCGAGTGGTTTCAGTACACGCCCGTTCTCAAAAAACGGATCATGAAACTGCTGCAAAAAACCAAACAGAGTTCTCACGCCCCGCAAAAATCATCTTGATAATTGAAGGACATAAGCAAAAAATCTCGCTGTGAGAACTGTGAGAACGGCAAAATTAGGAGAACAAATCTACTTGTTCTCCTATCGTTTTCTGTAAGCCATTGAAAGAGTTGGTGGGCCCGGAGGGACTCGAACCCCCAACCAGACGGTTATGAGCCGACGCGAAACCCTTTAAAACGCCACATAAGTTTAAAACACCCCGTAAGAACCCCGCCTAAACCCTGCTGAAAATCTCACAAAAAAAGGCCCCGCTTTCGCAGGGCCAGTTTAAACAGGGAGGCGTCAAACAGAGTGAAACAATCCACTCAAAGTATCTACGATTTAGAAACCTTCACTAAAAGCATAAGCAACAGACAAAACCAATCATGCTATTTTTCCTGAATAGCCAATTCACCATTGAAAAACGTGGCCGTTGCCGCAGACGCAAGAATGCAATGCAGCAAACACATTCCGTTGTAGAGCCTGATGCCGGGATCAGCCACCTTGCGGCTCGCAGGAATGTTCACAAGTGTTGGTCCGATGCTGGCAATGTCACGGGTGATCATGAGTGAAATCGTACCAGACACCCACGAAGTGTTAAGGGTGATGGACTGAATGGAGCGAACGCCTTTGTCACCAGCTTGCAGATTAAACCAGATCAACGTGCCAATGACAGGCGTGGCGGGAGCCTGAGAACCAACCTGCGCCGTCAGTGTGGCTGTGCGCCCTGCGACACCATCGGAGTTGGTATAAGACACAGTTGCGTTGCTTGCCACAGCAGCAAGACCAACAGCAGCAGTGCACAAAATAGCAATGCCGCACCCTTCGCCGTTTGTCGTTCCGTTAATGTCGCGGGCCGGAATAGCACCCGGCATGGTGATAGTCTGCGCTGTGGTTGTCGTGATGACCAAAGCCGTGTTCACCCACAACACATCAAAAAACAGATTGTAGTGAACGACACTCGACGCCATCAAAAGTTCTGTGAGGTAGTTCGCCCCAACAGCCGGATTTTTGACTGGAATGCAACCAAAATCAGCAGCAGTTGTGCCGTCCGTGTTGCGCCCATTTACACCGGGCGAACCAGGGGACCATGCGCCGGGGAACCCTGCGTCTTTTGAAGTGCAGTACCAGTACCCGACAGCATCGGGAGCCGTGCCCGACTTCATGAATGGGGCCGAAAAACCATCATATGCGCCCTTGCCAGACGGCGGATATTCTGCCCCTTGCGCATCTCGGTGTGCCCACCTGCCTTCTTCATTGAAGACCATGTTTTCACCCGGCAAGAGAGTGAAGGCCATCAGTTCAATGGCTGTTGTGCCATCAAAATGCTCAACCGTGATGATGCAAGACTGTGAAGCGTGATCATTCGTGATATTGAGGTGCTTGACATTTCGGGCCACCCCGGCACCGGGTGAAGGCACCACAGTCACAGTTGTTGCCGTGGTGATGTGAGGCGTGTTCTGGCGGTCCAGCGAAACAGTCGTACCGTCGAAATCCCCCCACGAGGCATGCACTTCAATTTGGGCCGCAGCTGACGTGACAACACGCACAATATCAGACGTTGATTTTAGGTTTAGCATGTCAGATCACCCATGAAAGAATTGGAGAAGCCCCGCCGCCACCACCGCCCGTGTTGTCGGCCTGCCAGCTGTAATCGTAATCAGTGGCGGAAATCTTTTTCAGCACTTGCCCCGCCGTGCCACCTGCAGGGGCCAAGCCGGAATGGGTGTGGCCAGTGTCAGATTTTGCAGCCAGTGCCGCCGTCAGCCCCGTCACGTCGCCAATCGCATGGGAATGCGCTACAGCGGCTTTGGCATCGAGCGCGGCCTGCAGGCCTGTAGTGTCAGAAATCGCGTGGGTATGCACCGCAGCTGCAAAGGCACCTGATGCAAAGGTTGCCGCACTGCCAAGCCCCAGCGTGGTGCGCATGGTGGCGGCATCAGCATCATCCAAAAGCGTCAGGGCAAAGCCCGTCACGGCAGAACTGTTCAGCTTGCCCGACAAAGCCGTGGTCATGGTCGAGGCAAAGTTGGGATCGTCGCCCAGCGCATTGGAAATTTCATCCAGCGTGTCGAGAAGCCCAGGAGCCGCCCCAATCAGCAGCCCGATTTGCGCCTGCACAAAAGCCGTGGTGGCCAATTGCGTTGAATTGGTGCCGTTGGCCGCAGTCGGGGCCAAGGGTGTGCCGCTGAAATTGGGCGAAGCCAGATCGGCCTTTGCCGTCAAAGCCGCCATCAACCCCGTCACATCACCAATCGCATGGGAATGCGCTAGAGCGGCCTTGCCGTCGAGCGCGGCTTGCAGGCCCGTGGTGTCAGAAATCGCGTGGCCATGCGCTAGGAGTGAATAGCGGGCATCGCCACGGGCATCGGTATGGTATTGCGTGTGGTCATCATCGCCAAGGCCGGTCAATGCGCCATGATCGGTTACACCGCCACCACCGCCAGTCACCCATTGCGTGGCATAATCGGCATTCGACAGCTTGGCCAGAACCTGCCCCGTTGTGCCGCCAAGCGGAACGCCCTGCCCGGCCGCGCCAGCTGCGCCATCGGCACCGTCAGCACCATCGGCACCATCGGCACCGGGTGTGCCAGGTGCACCAGGCATGCCAGCCGCACCATCAGCCCCCTGCAGTGTCTCGTTCACCACCACCACAGTGGCCTGCGTCACGGCAACGTCCACCACCGCCTTGGCTACAGGAAGCACCAGCACGGCAACGTCATCTTGCTCCACCTGCAACACGCCAGCCGTGCCCTGCTCCACCGTGACTGTGGCGCGGGCCGTGGCTGGAATGACAAGCACGGAGGACATGGCTTAAAGCTCCACCGCCACAACCATGGCATCGGCATCCATGAACAGCGTGTTGTCGACATTGAACGCCGTGGCCACCACCGTCACTTGTGCCGGGTTGTTGAGCGTTGCCAAATTGGCCGCTGTGCATTCAAACCAGAAATAACCCAGCGTGGCTCCACTCTGCACTTCCGTGTCGGAGTTCAGCAACAAGCCCACAGCCGTTCCGTCATCGGCCTTCACCGTCACGGTTTTGCCCGTCAGGTTGGCGGCATTGCCACCCACTTCAAAGCGCGCCCGAATGCGGGTGGTCACACCTTTTTTGAATACAGCACTGGTCATGTGCGCCTCGCGCTTCTGCCTTTATGGCTGGCCATGTCGATCATGGCTTTCTGAAAATCCTCGCGCATGCCATGCAGCTCCTTCACAATGTTATCGAAGCGCTCCCCCAGGCGGTGCTCCACATCGCGGATGAAACCATTCTTGGCGTAATTCTCAGCCACTTCGAGACGATAGTCCTGCAAGTCTTTTTCCACTTGCAGCGCCTTTGCCATGGCTTCCTTTGCTCCCGTGGAAACGCGCGTTTCAACGCGCCACCACAAGCCCAACACAGCCCCCACAAGACCCAGCAACATTGTGACATCAGCGAAGGTGAGAACCTGACTATTCATTTACCGCGCCCCGTATATTTTCCAACGGCCTGCACGCCGCCGTAGCCCACAAACAAGCTGGCGATGATATAGCCACCATGCGTGGCCAGTGGTTCTGGCAGCGCTGCAATCACCCAGGCTTGCGGGTAAGCACAGCGTGCACACCACAACACCGAATAGAGACACACCGCACCCCACCAGAATGCAAAGGGGATCACGAACAACGCCATGAACAGCATCATCCATTTGCCATTGGCACCATTGAGAACCGACACTTGCGCCGACAGATAGGACGTGACCACAGCGGCCCGCGTTTCCTCGCGCTTGGTTTCCGATTGCACATAGGTGTCAACCGATTTGAGCGCCCGATCAAGCGGATTGCCGAGGATAAGGGAAAGCAGCCTCCACATCACACTTTGCCTTTCAGGCCCAGCTTGCGCATGATCATGTTGGACACGAGAATGCCAAACACCACCGCTTGCGCACGCCCCGCATCAAGAATAGACGACCACGGCAAGGCTTGCGCATCCGCCAGAAGACCCGCCACAAAGTTGAGAGCTTCAGGAATAAACAGGCCAGCACCCGTAATCAGGTTGGCCCAAATCGTTCCATAGCTTGGAAAATAAGTGTGAACCACCCAACGCAACACCAACATGAAAATGATGACTGCCAAAGCGATGAATAGAAAATTGATCATGATTGCTTGCCTTTCTTGATTGCCACATAAATACCAACAGCGATGACGATTGCGGCCACAGCCAGCCCGCCAACCACCCACCACGGCCAGCCACTTGCAGCCGCCGTCACCACCACAGCAGCGCCGCCACCGGCAGCAATTCCACCACCTTCAACTTCAGGCCGCGCGGGCTTTGGAACAAGAACAGGATCATCGGTTCGGTAGCTTTGCTCTCTCGCCTCGCTATCAGATTGCACTGTCTTCTTTGGCGGCAGCATGAACAGATCGCTCTCAGCTTGGCGACGACGCACCAGCCCAGGCAACACACGATAACCAGCTTTGTTCCAAAGCTTCAGGCGCGAAGGCACGGCGTCAAAATTCTTGGTGTTGACAGCTTTCAAAACTGACGACTTTTTGAATGCGCCAAGCCCAACGTTATATGCAAAAGACACAAGCGCCGAGAACTGGTTGTCATTGAGTTTGACGGTCAAAGGCTTTTTCACACCACGGGCAAACAGCGCCACATCACGGCGCAGAATTTCATCGCCCTGTTGCTTTGTAATCACCAGCCCAGCCGTGACAGTAGGTTCGCCCGCCATAGACGTGTGACCATAGCCAATAGTCCAAATGCCTACAGGGTCGCGATAAGCCTTCGCGCGCCATCCCTCGAAAGCCTTGATCAGCTCAATGCCGTTATCGTTGACCGACATCATACAGACACCTCAATTATCAGAGCGCCAAACACCAACACCGCCATGGGCGCAAAAGTCTCGAATTGCTTTGCGCTTGACCAGTTCCGGAAATCCCAGCACGTCAGGAAATTGTTGTCGGCCCGCGTCTGAGCCTGTGTAAGTTCGCGGATGAAGCCAACGAAGCTGCCGGACAAGGCAATGCTCGATGGGTCAAGCGGCAAGCCGCACAGCAGATTGACGATGACACCAAACGCCGCAAAGAGTGGGATATGGAGAAGAGTGTCGCGCATGCGTTATGTCTTGATGATGTAGTTGAGGACGACAGTGGGCTGCACATTCGGGTGTGCGGCTCCACTACCCGTGCCACCTATTTGCTGGCCAATTGTATCAGAAGGCGTTCCTGTGAATGCAGCTTGTGTTGTGAGGGAGTTCGATGAGAGCAGGAACCCGCCAGTGGCGGCGCCGTCAAGTCGGCTTGCAGAGGTTCGGACGGGATGGCCGTGTGCGGGGAGATGGGCGATTGTGAGAGTGTGATTTTCTCCACCGCCAACAGCACCGAGCGTTGTGCCCGTGATGCCTGAACCTGCATTGGTTAGTCTGTTGGCGGCTGCACCGCCCATATTGTCCTTACCAGCGATAGTGCGGCCACGCAGGTCAGGCAGGTTGAATGTTGTTGATCCGTCACCAACACCATACGTTGTGCCGAGGGCCGCAAAAAGTGCAGCAAAAGCCGTTCTTGAAATCGCTTGACCATCACACAAAAGCCAGCCGCTTGGTGCGGCGCTTCCTGCAAATGCAACCATTGACCCAGTTGGTGCCAATCCGCCCGAGCCGAGACCGAGGTTGCCTCTCGCTGTTTCCGCATCGGGAAGATCAGAAAGGTTGTTGGCCGCAAGCAGTCCACCCGTCCCGCCAGTGGGTATCCAAACCGTTCCACTCCACTGCTTCATGGTCACGCCAGTATGATAGAACAGCGCGCCCACCACCAGGGCATTGCCATCATTGTCAAGTGCTGGTTCACTGGCTTTGGCACCCAGATAGCGGTCGTCAAAATTGTCATAGATCGTGGCAGCAGCAGCTGCAGCGGCTTCTGCAGCAAGGCGGCTCGCAAGGGCTGCATCCGCCGAAGCTTCAGCCTCGGCTACAGCTTCAAGAAGATCAAACGTGGGAAGGTTGTCAAGGTCGCGGCGCTGCTCTTGCAGCACCACAGCTTGCTTTGACAGTTCAAGTTCAAGGCTCAACCCGTCAACCGCACCGCCGCGCGTCACAGCCAGAGAGCGGTCGTGTTGACGAAGCCCGGTCACGCGATATTCGGTTGCCGCCGTGATCGCCACGGGGAAGGTAATGGTGAAAGGTGAATAACGTTCGGCCAGCGACGTCTTTTCCGCCGTCGCCGCATTGGGCACTTCTGCACCCGTGGCAGCATCGCGGGTTTCAATCAGCACATCGGCATTGTCGAAAATGCCCCACTGCTCGCCAAAGGGGCCATAAGTGGTTACACCAGTGCCGATCAGCCAGTCAGTCTGGCGAATGGACTTCGGAAGCGGGTAAGGAGTGTCAGCCATGGCGGCAAATCTGCCACGGCTGAAAGGGCGTCAATTGCTCCTAGCATTCCCTTTTCAAGGGAATGCGGAACCAGCCGCCTAGCAATTGCGCAGCAAATGCGGAGCGGCCTACTGCCCCACAGCATTCCCCACATTCGGCGCGCGCCGTGGCGGAAGCTTGCGACTTGCCGGCGTCAAGGTGCCAGGCGGCAGAAAATACGGTGAACCGTCCTTTTTCGCCTTGGCAATCTTGCGTTTGAACTTTGTGTAGGCATCAGGGTCTGTGTAGTATTGCAGGTTATCCAGCACGACACGGTTGTAAGCCGCCCGTGTGGCTGGGTGGCTTGAGACGATCGGTGTCCACTTTTGCAACATTTGCCGAGCCTCAATAGCAGTGGACTTCACACCCTCATTATCTTTCCGCACTAAACCAGCAGCATCAGCAGCTATCTGGTAAACGAGGTTACCCGCATCACCGAGGAAGGCGATACTAGGGCCCGCTAAAGCCTCAATTTGAGATTGCCCAAATCTATTCTCAGTAGATTTGATGAAATCCCCAAACACACCCAAGCCACCACTTTGCAGCAAAGCCTTAGCCGCAAAAGCCGCGTCAAGCTCCTCAAGGTCTTTGCCGTCCAGCAAATTGCCAATCCAGATATAGCCGCCCGTCAAAATCGTCGCCGGAACAACGAGGTTTGCCAAATATCCCAAACCGCCCACACTCAAGCGACGGCCATTTCCCATTTCAGCCATGGTTTCTAATTGCAGCGCGGTGGCTGAAAGCCCAAAACCTTTAAAAGTCATGAAATGCTCAGCCAATTCCCCAAGTATGGTGCCACGCTGCATACTGCCAGACACAACTGCTTTCGTGTTTACCGTGCCAGTGGGCACCGAACGCTCCGACCAGCTCGTGGTCAACTCAGCCAGCTTTTCCGCCGCTTCCCGGTGGGCCAAAGCCTTGGCTTCATCCAGCTTCACACTGTCACCCCACACCGGGTTTGCCATGTCGATATGGGTCACACTGCCGCCCCGCTTCACAATCTCGTGCGGTGTCACAAATCCATTGCGGTCAATCGCCGTGGTCCAGATGTTCCAATGACCCTCGGTAATACCGAAACCATCAAGCGCACGGCGAAACACCGGAGCAAGATCATCAAAAGCCCTGCCCTCTTTTGCCAAGTCCGCAATATGGCCCTGCCAGGCGCGGGCCTCCACTAACTTGCGGCCCGTGGTCAAGGGCTTCAAGCCGTTGGCCATCATAGCGCGATCAGCAATCCACTTGGTCCATTCCGCCCCAAATACTGACGCGCCAGTGCGCAGGTCATCACCAACAACATGCACGTACTCATCCCAGATCACACCACTACGCACAATCTGGTCACGGCTCTCTTGTGAGGTCATTTTTATCATATTCCGCATAACCCCCATCATTGGGAGGCCAGCCGCCTTGCGAGCCAACCGCGCATATACAGGGTCTACCAGAAGCGCTTGAATACCTGTCTTCCCCAACAAAGCAGACGAAACAATGTTTTTTATCGATCCTGTTGTTTCAGGATTAAGCGCTGCACGAACAACCACTTTTATCGGGTTGTAGGTTGGCCGCCCACCACCAGAAACAACAGACCCTGTTCCGCGCAGTGTTTGCCACAACCATTCAATATTTGAGACTGCCCAACTTCCCTCCGAACTATGACCCTCGAAAATTGGTACATCACCCGCCTTGTTGGGCTTGCCAGCGGCTTTCTGGCCAAATTCTCGCGCCACCACCTGCTTCATCCATTCCACCATGGCCGCAGGGTTTGGCCCCAACAATTCCATGGCTGCAATGTCTTTGGCCATGGTGTTGATATGGCCGAACATGGCCTGCACCACATCGCCCTTGCCAAGGTCACGGTGATAGGCCATCCAGCTGGCAGCATCCCTATACACGAAAAACCGTTGTTCACCGCGCCGCTCGGAAATGGCACCAAGGCCTTTGCGCGTCATGGTCGGCGTCAGGTGCGCCGTGCTGTCCGACACGATCTGATCATAGGCATGGTCCAATGCACGTTCCAGGGCCTCCGGTGTAATCGGCATTTGCGTCATGCTGTCGGTCATCCGCGAGGGGTCCACAGCCTGCCGCATGCGGCCTTTCCAGCCATCACGGCCCAAGGCCTTCACCTTCAGCCGGTCGTGGCTGTGTGGCAGGCCAAAGCCTTCGAGTTTCGGCATGGCACCACCGGCCGCGTTGAAGCGCAGGCGCAAATCCTCCATCACATCAGAAATGCTTTCAGCCAGTGCCTTGGCCGTGGCATCGCCAGATTGTTCGCCGTGCAATTCTTTCACCACATCGGGCAACAGCGCCATGTTCTCACGCTTGCCCATCACGCCGGAACGGCGAAAGGCAAACATGGCGTCAGAGAGTTGCGAATGCGCAAGCGCCAAAATCGCTTCCGTGCGCCCGCGCACCGAACTGCCATTGCGAAACCCATAATGCGACAACACAGCCTTGGCTCCGCTGAAGAAATCCTTTTCTGCCATGAAGCGGGTTTTCAAATTCAGCCGTGCCGCTTCTGTCAAATCCGCCCGCCGTTGAAACTCGGCACTTTGCCGTTGCAGAAATTCCACCAGCCGCGCCTTGGCCAAAGCCGCATCACCGGCAGACGCCGCCAAGTGTTCATCAAACTGCTTCGCCAAGTCTTGCGCCTCAGTTTCGGTAATTTCTTTCTGCGCCACGGCAGAGGCAAGGCAGTCATTCAGGCTCATGGGTTCATCCTATGCTTTGCAGGAGGCTATCAAATCGGCCAGGTCATTCATGCGGGTGGCGGTGTCGCTCAATTCCGCATGTGTCGTTGAAATCGGGTTGCCATTGGCATCGGTGCCACCGGGCAGCGCGTCCATAATATCAAGCGTGTCACGCCTCACCAATTCCTTGGCGGCTTTCGGGCTGGCATGATCGAGCGGCTTCACCTTGGCACCACCCGCCGCTTCCAGCTTGCGCGCCGCGGCTTCCACAGCTTCGGCCGAAGCCGGTTCTGCCAGTTTGGTTGCGCGCAATTCCGGCTGCACCAAAACTTGCGGCTGTTGCTTGGCATAGGCAATTTGCGCCGCCGCATCGTCAACATTGTGCTTTGGTCCCGCTGCAATCTCAGCCCTCGTTTTGGCCACCTTGTTTTCAAGCTCGGCCAACACAATGCTGGCCTTGTGTTCATCGGAAGCGCCACGCACCCCTGAAAAATCCCGTTCACTCGGCATGCTGTCCAAAGCGCCATCATTGCGCAAATGCGCAATATCAGCCTCATTCATCGCCACAAAGTCTTCGAGACGGGAAAGCCGCGCCGCATTCTCAGCATCGACAAAGGTTTGAATATCGGGTGCAGAAATGGAACTTGCGTTATCAGGGATTGGCGCATCAGTTTGTTGCGTTTTGCGCAAGCCCGGTGGCACATGGGTTTCATCCACCTCATCAAGCACACGCGGCAGCGGCGCATCGGTTTCAATGGCCCGCACCGCATCAGCCAACTGCCGCTCATCCACATCAGGGCGCAACACCGCCGTGGTATCCGCATCAGTTTCTATGGCACGGGAAAGAGACGCCATATCCCCATCAGAAATTTTAACCCCCGCCGCTTGCGCAATCAGCAACGCATCGGCTTCCAAAACCTCCCCCGCCGCCATGCGGGCAAGGGCTGCATCGGTGTCAGGCGTCACCCCACCACGGGCCTTCAGCACATGGCCAACACCCTCGGCCAAGCCGCCAAGGCCACCCCCAAAGGCAGCGGCAAGCCCAATTGATTTCCAGAAATCATCCGTCTTCAAACCGGCCTTGCGCTGATAGTCGGAAGCGGCCACCTGCATCACAGCTTCAGCGCCACCATTGATGGCACCTTCGGTCAAAGCCCGAGACATTATTTTGCCCGCCATGGTGCGGCCCAAGGAACTGGTGCCACCCACCATCAAACTCGCAGCACCCAGCGGGTCTCGTGCCATGCCTGAACCAGTGCCCAGAATTTCAGCACTCAGACTGGCAAACCACCCCAGGTCTTTTGCATTGGTCCGCGCCGCTTCGGCCCTGTCC